TTATGAAAGCATAGACCGTTTACCCTCCCTGGGTACGACGGAACAGGGGTCCTGATGGATAATTACATCCGATCCCGGAAAACGCCGTAAAATAGCCTGCTCTACCTGATCCGCCACCATATGTGCCTGAACCAAAGGCAGAGAGTCTTCCATTTCCAAATGAATCTGAATAAAGCGGGTCGGCCCTGACTGCCGCGTGCGAAGATCGTGAGCGCCGCTAACACCCGGCCAGGAAGTCACGATATCAATAATTTCTTGCCGTTCCTCATCAGGCAATGCGCGATCCAGTAATGACTGTACCGCCTCATATCCCATGCGTAACGCGCTATATAAAATATAGATGCCGATTCCCAATGCAAACAGAGCATCGGCGCGATGCCAGCCGTACCAGGACAACCCCAGCGCCAGCAGAATTGCGCCGTTCATCATAACATCAGACTGGTAATGTAGCATATCAGCCCGCACCGCCTGGCTTTGCGTCCGGCGCACCACCCAACGCTGAAACGAGACAAGGATAATCGTACAAATTAGCGCCACAATTGTCACGATAACCCCGACGCCTGGATCTGTCATCGGTGTTGGAGATATCAGATGTTGAATACCCGTCAAAAACAGGAATAGTGCCGAACCGGAGATAAACATACTTTGCGCCAGCGCCGCGAGGGACTCTGCTTTACCGTGACCAAACGAGTGATTATCGTCGGCAGGTTGCAGGGAATATCGCACCACCAGTAAATTCGTCAACGACGCGCCGATATCCACCAGCGAATCCACCAGCGCGGCGAGAATACTCACCGACCCGGTATACCACCATGCAAAAATTTTAATCAGCAATAGCAACGAAGCCATCGCCGTCGCAGCAATCGCCGCCCGACTGACCAGCCGTCCATAAGATTGATTCATAAATACTCCCGCTATCAACTGACGCTAGTATAACGGAAGCAAATCATCTGCAATGCATTAAGCAGCAGGCAAATTGAGGATAAAAAAAACCCCCACATCATGTGGGGGAAGACAGGGATGGTGTCAGAAAACACCGCCTAACATAATGATATAAATGGATTTATATCATACGCTGTCCACATAGCGTCCACATTGACTAAAATGCCCCTGCCCGTCAGGGGCTTTGTTTTTTCATTCTGCAGAGGTTATAAACAGTTTTTAACCCAATGTTTAATAAGGATGTTCTCTATGCTCAACCTCAAACCGACAATTGCAGTAGCGACTATCCTGCTCTCAGTCAGCACATACGCCAATGCCAACGACACAAAAACACTCCAAAAGCAGTTAAAACCTTGGCAACCAATGGAAATCACAACCCGAGAAAACTCACTAACGGTGGTGCTTCCCGGCAAAGAAATCACGTCAGAAGCCTATAGCCAATTAATTATGTCAGGTGTATGCACACCGATATGGACGCATGATGCACCGGCGTCTTACCTTAAAAATACAAAAGAAATCAGTGTGATTAACGAATACAAATCTTTTGGTTATACATTTGAAGACCCATTAGCAACATGTAATGAAATTGCGCCACTGGCAGACAAAGCTGCACATACCATGCTGCTATCGAAAACCCATACCTACACAGGAAAATAGCCACCCCCTTTAAAGCGAAAACCCCGCAATCGCGGGGCTTTTTGTTGGTGGTTACATCCACATAGTTTGTTGACCTGATGGTAACGGATGCGGCCTGACGGCATTAACCTCACCCGGCTTAACAATGTAACGCTGCACCGACTCAAATGTCATAAACGTGGCACTACAATTCACGTTCTGACACTGGTGATAACGCTCCTTTGTCGTATCTGTCATGTAACGGCTTGTGCGTGCGTGGGCGGCATGCTGGCATAACGGGCAATGAAACATATTAAGCACCTCAACGGTTTGGCTGATGCGTTAATTTTACTCAATAAATCTTTATATAACAAATAGATAAATTAAAATCACCCATCATCATCTTCCGCTTTATACTCTACGTCAGAGAGCTTAACCTCAAGCTCTAAGCCTGTCGTGAAGCCACTATTATTCAGGCTATGAGTCACCTTACTGATTAACCATGCCTGCTCGTCTATGACGCGCTTAAATCCCGATACGCGCACCGGGGTCTCAGGGAATAAATCAGCCCTACCAAGCGCCAGCGTAATTGAAAACTCCGCAACGCCTCGCTGCAGCTTATCCCACTTAGCCTGAGCGGCGCGCATTGCCTGCGCCTTAGAAGCGTAGACCGTCGTCAGCGCCAGCACGTTATCGGCCTCACCGGCCATATACTCACCCTCGCGCGCTTCCGGCTCTTTTTTGGCCTTTGCCTTTTTGCTGACAGGCTTTGCTTTAGGGTGCTCCAGTGCGCGGAGGTGCTTCTCTTTTGGCTTGCGTTTCAGCGTTACTTTCTGCTTTTGCGGCTTCGGGTCTTTGGTGTGCAGCCATTTTGCCGTTACGCCGGTGTAAGCCCCACGGTCAGCAATGGCAAACTGATGACGGTCGCCATCGCTGCGGGTCAGCGTCATTTGCGGGACGGGTTTGCCACTGGCCGTCATCGCACTACCGGCTTTCAGAAACAACAGTTTCCCCGCCTTCACTGACACCGTTGCCCCGTTGCGGTCAGCCAGTCGGGTCAGAAATACGGCGTCGGACTCCTGCGACTGGTCGATATGCGGTACCGGGATTTTTTTTAGTGAATCCGCGACGCTGACCGTCAGTTTATTGCGCTTTGCAATGGTACTGACCAGCTCACCGATGGTGGTGTCGTGCCATGATTCTTCACGCCGTGAATTGAGCGTTCCGCGAAAGTCTGCACTACGCGCCCGGATGGTCAGGGTATCAGGCGCGCCCCGGTGCTCAATCTCATCGACCGTAAAATCGCCCTTATTCAGAAGCGCCGAACCCTGCCAGCCAAGCCACAGCGTCAGCACCGCCCCGCGCAGGGGTAACTCGACTTTGCCGTCGGTGTCGTCGAGCTCAATGTCGAGCTGGTCAGCCTCAAAACCCCGGTTGTCGGTCATGGTGAGAGAAATCAGCCGGTCACTAAAATTGCTGGTAATGTCCTGGCTGTTCATCGTCAGCATAAATGCCGGTGCAAGGCTAGCACCGGCGTCAATGGTCATGCCCGTAATCATGCGGTCAGCCCTCCGAGCACACCCTGCAGCTTATCAGTCAGATTACCGGCCGAGCCGAGTAGCTCGCTGGCCTGCTTATTCAGGTCGCCAAACATTGCCGTCAGTGATTCATCGACCCGTTTCAGCGAAAGGGTGAAATCAATCTTTCTGGCCGCGCCGTCGCTGAAAAACTCGGTATGCGTGGTCGATACCTTATCAACGATATACATTCCGAAGATATTGCCGGTTCCCTCAATAAGCGGCCATGCTCTGCCCTCGTCGGCCATCAGCTCAACGGCAAGCAGGGATATACGACCGCCGGTAATAGCAGGGTAAAGCGTACCGGCAAGCTGGATCGCGTTTTCCCCCTTACCGAGAAACTGATACGCAGGCGGTTTACCTACTCTGTCATTAGACGCCCAGCGGTAATCCTTCGAGTGCTGCATCGACTGATAAGGCAGGGTGCGACGTTCAAACACAAACATTCCAAGAGCAAGCATCATCATCAGCCTCCTTAATCATGCATCATGCTAGCGCGGGCTTTGGCTCGCTTGTCGCGTTCATATTTTTCTAACGCATCCTGCAACTGGTTACCCAATTGACCACCCGGCGCGCCGCCACCCGGCAGGTTGATTTGATAGGTTGGGCTGCTCTGGTCAATGTAGGTACGACCGGTGGGAGCCGTGACAGGCTGATAAGCCTGATACCCACCAAGCGAGCTGGTTGTCGGAATATACCCTCCACCCTGACCAACCGGCGGCGTTTTTGCCGTTTCCGTATCAATACTGCTCGATTCCTTTTTAACAAGGCCGAGCTTTTCGAGAATTACATCGAGACCACCACGCAGCTTATTGAAAATATTCAGAGGTAACATCAGCGCATCGGCCAGTGCCTGACCAAATATGACACCGACATTTTTGCAGCTATCAAGCGTCTCCTGCGTGGCCTTGACCGGCGCAATCAAGTCTTTAAACCATTGCCAGACGCCGCGCAGTTTCTCACCGAGTCCGTCAAAAATGGGCGCCAGTGGAGCGAACATTTCCCCGACCGGTGCAAAGGCGCTCATGATGCCCTCAATCACCCCCGAGAAAAATGCGCTGATGGGCTCCCAGTATTTACGGATAAGTAACGCACCGGCCACAATCGCAGCACCCACGGCCACAATCGGCCAGGTAATCGCACCGAGTGCGGACACAATGGCAGTACCGGCGACAGTAAAGACTGTTCCCATCACTCCAGCGGCGGCAATAATGGCGTTAATCCCCATGACAACCGGCCACGCAACGAGACCAATGCCGCCGATGATGCCAATCAGAGCCAGCGCACCACCGGCAATGATGCCGATAGTCTGCGCCAGTTCTTTATTATCTTTTATCCAGTTATCGAGTTTTAACACATACCGCGTGGCCGTCTGGGTGAGCTTACGTAATGATTCCTCCTGCTGGTCATAGAGGTCAGTACCGACCGCCTCATAGGCAGACTGAAACTCTTTGAAGTCGCCGCCGAGGTTATCCTGCATAACCTTAACCAGCTCTTCGGTTTTTCCGTCAGAATCCTTAATTATCCTGGTCAGGTTATCCAGTTTCCCACTGGCCGCCGCTGCCATTAATATGCTGGCAGCAGAGCTTGCCTCCTCACCGAATATCGTTTTCATGTATTCGGCTTTTTGACCTGTACCGAGGTTGTTGCGCTTAAAGCTGGCCTGTATTTCTTTCAGGATGGTAAATATTGGCCGCGTATTGCCCTTTTTATCCATCGTCTTAACGCCAAGTTCTTTAATGGCATCATAGGCTTTTCCTATGGGTGCCTGTAGACGACTTAACACCGCACGACCACCAGTACCCGCCATTGAGCCTGTGATTTTTCCATCATGTAACGCACCCAGCATCGCGGCGGTTTCTTCCAGGCTAACCCCTGCATCTTTCGCGACCGGACCGACATAGGTCAGCGAGTCGCTTAAACCCTCAAAGCTGGCCTGAGATTTATTTATCGCCATCGATATAACGTCAGCGATATGCGACGCCTTATCGTCGGCAAGCCCAAACGCCGATTTTGTCCCGATAAGTAAGGTGGCGTTTTCCTCCATGGTTTTTTTATTCGCCAGCGACATATTCAGAATGGCGGGGGTTTGCGCCAGAATCCCATCTTTATCAGCGCCAGATTTAGCTACAATGACCTGTGCCGCAGCCGCATCGTCAGACGAGGCCGCTGTATTATCCCCGAGCTGACGTGCCTGTTTTCTCAGCGCGTCCATTTCCGGTGATTTCTTTTCAAGACCAAGCACCGCCTGCAGCTCAGAGTTTTTTAACGAGAAGTCGTAACCGGGTCTGAGCATTCCGACACCGGCAACAACTCCGGCGGTTGCCACGCCGACTCCAGCAGCACCAGCCGCTGCAGCGTTACCGGCAAGCTCTTTGCCTGACTGGTATCGGGCTTTAACCCGGCTTAATTTCGCCTGCTGCGCACTGACGCGCGCCAGTGCCTCGCGCTGTCGATTAAGCTGCGCCGTCGTTTCGCTGATGGAGGTTTTGAGCCGACGCTCATCGGCAGACAGGGTGCGGGTGTTAATACCTGCCTGCATCAGTTCGGAGCGCTGGCGCTGTACCGACGTTCTCAGGCTGTTGTATTTCGTCTGCAGTTCAGAGGCGGCACGCTTTGCCGCTTCGAGTGCCTGCGCCTGCGCCCGGGTCGGACTGGTGGTATTTTTAAATTGCACGGCCAGCTCACCGGCTTCTCGTTTCGCCTTATCAAGTGCCTGACTGGTCACGGCCAGTTGTGCGCTTGCCTTACGAAAGCCGTCGATTTTTGATGCCTGACCGTTCAGGTCACGCAGCCCTTTTTGTGTGTTGCGAATATCGCCCGACAGGCTTTTACTCGCGGTCTGGATGGATTTAAGCGGTCGGGTCGCCTGGTCGACCGCTTTCAGCAATACCTCAAGCCTCAGGTTATTACTCATTGTGGTTTCCGCTACGCTGTAGCGCCTTTTCGCGCCATGTGATGAGCTCGGTCAGGCTCAGGGAATAGAGCTCTGATGGCGGCCAGTGGAATATCACCGCGATATCCGCCATCAGGTCATCGGTCGACAGGTCGGGCGGGAAATCTACTCCGCCGAAGCCGGTGACAAAAAACCAATCACCTTAGCGGCCAGCGACAGCATATCGGGCAGGTTCATCGCGGTTAGCTCCTGCGTGGTGAGCGCGGGATAGGTCATGCGGGGCAGCACTTTAATCAGCGCATCGACCTCGGACTGCGCCACCGCCGCCAGACTGACGCCGCGCAGGGTACCGGCGTTCGGCTCAATCAGGGTGACTTTATCAATCGTCTGACCGGCGCGCTTAATCGGCTTGTCGAGGGTCACGATGTTCGGGTTTACGGTGTCAATTTCATTGCCATCCGTATCAACAAATTCAGCGGTTTTACGTGGTGCTTTAGCCATGATTTTTTCTCTGCTCTGAAAGGGGATTAATAACCGGCCAGCCATTCTGACCGGTCAGGTAATTACAGCCCGATTGCGCGGCGGTGCTGTTCCAGACGGTCGACGCCGTTCACCTTCTCGACCATGTTGACGGTGTCGATTTCGATGACGTCGCTACCATCAATCGTCAGGCGGTAATAGGTGCAAACGGTCGACAGTTTGGTCGAGGTGTTTTCACCCTGCTTATTTTCGCCGCCGTCGATTTCTTTATGACGGCCACGCATGACCACCTCGACCGCGATGATTTCGCCGGTGTCGTCGCGCTGGTAAGAACCAGCAAAACGCAGCGGCACAGCGTCAGCACCAGGCGCGGCGTACTGCGCCCACAGAGCCACATCAGGCAGGCCACCGACAGACCACTCGACGGTGAGCGCATCATCGTCGAGACCGAGGTCAATCGCCGCCGCACCATTCATACCGCCGCCGCGATAGTTTTCGAGCTTGCGGGTCAGCTTCGGCAGCGTCACGGATTCAACAACGCCCATGTAGCTAAGGCCGTCATTGAACATGTTCAGATATTTAAGTTTGCGGGGTAGTGCCATGTTGTTTCAGGCTCCTTAGCTGTTGACCGATTCGGCCAGATTTACCAGATATTTATCGGTGATACGCTGGCGCAGGGTCAGGCTTTCCAGTGGTGGAACCGGTGTATAGTCGTAGTCGATATACAGTTTCCCGGCCTTGAGGGTTTCCTTATCGTTCGATTCCTCGTCGAACCAGCATTCACCGTCCACGATGTAGCCGTTTGATTTCAGCTCGCGGAATTTGGCGTTAATGCCGTCGACAATGTCGCGGATGAGCGATGCGGTGATGGGCTTATCGACCGCCCACATGTGAGCCTCGGCCATCGTGTCGGCCAGCACCTGCGCGGTGCGGGTGTAGTTCTCGAACAGGAAAAGCGGGTCATCAGAGCAGGTGCGGTTACCCCAGAAGCGGAAACCATCCTTGCGCACCAGCGTCGTGACCCCGGCCTCGTTGAGCAGGTCAGCGTCAGTGCCGGATGCCTGCAAATCCCAAAACACTGAGGCACTGATGCCGGTGACACCCTGCACGCCGACGTTAGACAGGGTTTTATGCCAGCCGACAGTCTGGTCGATGTAGGCGCGCAGGCCGAGCGCGCGAGCGGTGGCGTAGGCTGTTGCGGTGGCGTTAGTTGTGGTGTCCCATGCGAGGAAGTCAGGCCAGATGACCATCAGCTCGCGCTGACTGAAATTCTCGCGATAGGCCATCGCCTCGGAAATGGTCTTACAGCCCCATGCGCTGACATAGCCAAAGGCGCGCAGGCTGATACAGACCGATGCGAGTGCGGTTGCAACTTCCTGCGTATCGAGACCCGGCACGCCGAGAATGCGCGGCTTAACGCCGGTGACTGCTTCGGCAGTCAACAGCGCCTTGATACCGGTGTATTTACCGTTCTCATCCGTGCCGCCGATGATGTTAGAAATGGTCTGCGCCTGAGCTGCATCCGGGTCATCGTCGACACCTTCGGCAACGCGCACGACAACGGTGACGGGTTTTGACTGGTCGGCGATAGCCTGCAGGGATGCAGCCAGCGTGCCTTTTTTACCGGCTTTCGCAATGGCGCTCTGCACATTGGTAATCAGTACCGGCTCATTGAGGGGGAATGTTTCGGCATCTGCATCGCTGGCCGTGCAGACCATGCCGACGATTGCGGTTGCGACAGTGGAAATGACGCGGGTGCCGTCGTTAATCTCAAGCACCTGCACGCCGTGGTGAAAATCACTCATCCGGTTAACTCCGTGGTTAGTGGGCGAGTGTTATTGTCCTGGCTGGTCTGGTGAGGAGCTATTTGTCGGCGATGGGTAGCGGATGACACATAAACAAATCATAAAAAAGACGGGCATCAGCCCGCCTTGCGTTATTCTGGTTTAACCGGCCACTCGATATCCGGTGCCGTTGAGGTGTCGACCGCGTTCAGCGCCTGAATGTATTTCATCCACGCAATCAGGCTGGCCTTGTCATCGTCACTGATGATGCCGAGCTGCAGCTCGGTCTGCCACAGGCTGATAGTGCTTTGCGCTTCGGCCAGAAATGCGGATTTTTGCTGCTCCGCTTCCAGCATCTGACCGCTTTTCTGTGCATCCGCATCCGTAACCCATTCGCTACCGTTCCAGCGGTCATAAGGCGTCAGTGGTTCGATGGTGGTCACATTATCAGGGTAATCACCGAGCCCGGTTATCTCGACAGGCTGGCCGGTTTCCGTGTCATACACAGTCTCGCCCCGGTGGTCGATAACATAATCCCACCCGTCAAAACTGACCGTGCGGCAAATGGCATACCCCGCCTTTTCATCGACCGGCTCATCGGTGCAGGAATTGGCCGGAATACCCACCCCCACAGCAAGATATTCGACAGAAGTCGACAGATACTCGCGCGTTTCACCATCGTAGTTATAGACGGTCATATCACCGGCTTTCGTCGCAATTCCATTTTTGTTCAGTGTTGCTTTCGCCATTATGCCGCCCTCACTATGTAGTTAAATGCAATGTTTCTTGGGCGAGTTTCCTGTGCTGTATTAACAACTCGTGAAGCATCAAAATCAATTCTCGATGCGAAACCAACACCTGTAGACGATCCATCAGCAGGCCCACCGGTGGCCAAAGTAAACGGCCCCGACGCTGCCTGATTCTGATTGAATCGATTGTCCACCAGTGACCCTTTAATGTTTTGCATAGCGAAACCTTGCGTACTCAACAATGCGCGCCCGGCATCCACCCCTCTACCGTCATCCCACCCGCGCAGAAACTCCCCGCGCAAATCGGGCAGGCTACCGGATGGATAGGCGACGGCCAGCTTTGGATATTTCGCTTTGTCAAAGGCCGCGCCATTGCATTTCAGCCAGCCGTCTGGCGGTGTTGCCTGCGGCCATGGCAGCGGAAAGCCGACCGGAATATATTTATCAATTTCCGCTGTCTTGAGGTACTGAGTGTGCGGGTCTGCAGCGGCGAGGTGTGCGGCCAGCAGACTATCGGCATAGGCTTTCACCTCGATAACCTTGTCGTCGACATACTGACGCGTTGCCAGCACGACCGACGGGTCGATTTTCAGGGTAATAGCCGACGTGCTCGACACAATCAGAATCATGCGAATGGTCTGCGTGCGGCCGCTTCCCTCCTGCAGTTGCGGCTTGTAGGTCTCCGGGCAGTTCGCCACGGCAATCAGAATACCGTCGTCGTCATAGAGACCAATCTCGCGGATCCAGAAACCACCTTCATTCTCGGGAATAATTTGTTCCGCGATAATCTGGCTGGTATTGGCCGGGTCAACGCTCAGCAGGTTCAGCGGCGCGATGCGCTTCTGGTTAATGAGCTTCGTCTGCGCCGGGTCAGGGGTCGGCAATGTACCATTCGCATCACCGACGGCCATCTGCGTCAGGTTGAGTTTGGTGCCGAGTGCCGCCGCGTTCGCCAGCCGCGCCGCGCCCTGATTGGTCAGAATGGCAAAATATTTTGCGGTCATGCGTTCACTCTCAGGTTATCAATCAAATGGATGGCCGAGGCCGGGTGATATTCACCGCCGACGATAATTTCCTCGGGGGTGTAGGGGTAAACGGTCAGCGCGTCGCCGTGGTAGCATCCCGCACCGACATACAGCTCGCCGGTCGCACTCAGGCTGATAGCCAGCCCCGTCAGGTGACGGCTTGCCGGTTTGGCGTCATTAATCAGACGCTCAAGCTCCTGATACATTTCATCAGTGATGCCGCTGTCGAGCACGCCGACAACAAGGCGGAATGTGCCTGGCTCCTCGTCGAGCTGCCACCACTCGCGCACTTCAATCAGAAAGCCGAGCGGCTCAACCACCCGACGCAATGCGCTGATGGTGCCTTTGTGCTGATGGACGAAAAACGAGGACGCGCAGACGCTGCGCTTTGTCGCCTCCGGCCACTTCTCATCCCACCTGTCGACCGACAGCGCCCACGCCAGATAAGGCAGCAGGTTTACCGGGCAGGTGCGCCAGTTCCACAGGGTGCGCAGCGGTACCGGCACGCGCTGAATCTCAGAGAGCGCGGCAGCGGCGGCAACTTCCAGCGGCGACGAGCCAACGGGTAACAGCCGGTCACTCATCCGAGCCCCCGATAGTTATCTGGTACTTGGTACAGTTCGACGCCTGCGACTTACTCAGCACTATGTCGGCCTGCGGTGATGCCAGCTCGACACGCTGCACCCCCTCAACATGCAGCGCCGCATAAATGGCTGACAGACGGATATCACGCCCGAGGCGGTGCTGCGCGCTGATGTAGCTCTGCAGCTTCTGCTCTGATGCCTGCCTGATGGGTTCAGATTCGGGACCGGGGTAAAAGTAGAGCGTCGCGTCAATCTGGTACGGCACAATCTCGGCTGACTGGACGGTCACCCTGTCAGCCACCGGGCGCACATCTTCGGCGTTCAGAGCTTTATCAACAATCGCCAGTAGTTCAGGGCTGGCAGTGCCGTCACCCTCGCGGGATAGCACGGTAATCGTCACGCAGGCTGGCGACGGACTTGCGACCGAAACGTCGGCGACCCGCCCGTCGGCGCTGCGACCGTGATACTCATATGCGCCGACCGGACCCGCCACGCTCAATCCCTCAAACGCCTGTTGCGTGCGCAGTCGCAGGTCAGTATCAGATTCCATAACGGCAGGTGTCGGCGGGATGGTGGTGTCATCCGCCGGGGTGATGGTCAGGCGTTCGGTATTGTTGTTCCCGGCCACGACGTCGAGGTCGTTACCGGCGGAGTAGGCCAGCGTCACCGCCTGCGCGGCTTCGTTCACCCGCTGACGCCAGATAACTTCACGGTAGGCGTTTTCCTGCAGCAGCTTAACAATCGGCTCTGACTCAAGCGCCAGTGTCCGGGCAATGGCCTCCTGCTGGTCTTCGGGATAGAGCGAAATCAGCGTCGCAATGCGTTCCGCAAGGATGTTTTCATAGTCCAGTTCCTCAACCACATCGGGAACGGGTAACTGACTCAGGTCAACGGTTGCCATAGTGATTTAACTCAGTGAAACAGTGGTTGAAACTGACGCACCGGTATCGGTACGCATCCCGGTAATATCGACATACATTTCGCCAGCGTCGCCGGTCTCAAAGTTGATGGCGGTAAGCCTGATGCGCGGCTCCCACTTCTGGATAGCCGAATAGCACGCCACCATAATTTGCAGCCTGAGCGCCGGGTTTTGCGGCATATCAATCAGCGCCGACAGAAGCGAGCCATATTCACGACGCATCACCCGCGAGCCGACCGGCGTCAGCAGAATGTCGCGCATGCTCTGGCTGATATGCTCACTGTCACGGATAGCGAGGCCGGTATTGCGGTTCATCCCCATATAACGCGCCGTCATTTAGTGCCCTCCGTCCAGCTCCCGCCCCGTTGCACGCCACCGTGACCGTGGTCATCAACCTGCACACCGTTTGATTTCAACGTGCCGCCAGTATGTTCGATGTTTCCCCGCATGGTGCCGCCTTTCTGCACCTCAAGCGTCGCCGTCGTCAGTTTGTTGGTGCAGACCACCTCCGGGCTGTCGAGGGTGATGCGGGTTTCTGCTTTCACAAGCACCACCGGCACAGTGGCGGTGATGGACTCCGATGCCGTCACATCAGCAGTCTTAATGCCACTGACCGTCAGCGCACCGGTTTCCGGCTCATACTCCATAACCGCGCCATCAGGGAACACCACATGCCACGCATCCGCCGAGGCAGACGGGGCGGGGTTATCGTCTGAGAAAATCCCCGGCAGCACGAAAGCGGTATCAAGCTCGCCACCAATCGCCAGCAGCAGTACCTGCTCACCGACCGAGGGAGCCCACCACGTCCGCGAACGACCGGCGCGGGTGGTCAGCCAGTTCAGCCATGTAGTCTGGATCCCGCCGCTTTGTACGCGGCACAGCCCCTGCACGGTATCAACCTCAGTCACCACACCTGAGCGGATGAGGTTGCGAATCGCACGCGCGAGCTCCTGTATCGTGGATAACGTATTCATAGTGCAAGGATGCCTCTGGTCTGGAACCGCGCCAATTCGCGCGCCTCCGGTGGTGGTTCACACAATATTTATTTGCCAAGGTGCCTGATAATGACGTCTTCAATCATCTGCTCATCGTCGCGGGTGAAACCGAGCAACGGGCGGGCATCGTACTGCACATCCCGGCCGTTGCGGTTTGGCCGGTCTTTGAGCCCGTACTGATGCACCCGCGCCATGCGCTGCACCTTGCCGGTAAACTCCACCACCGCCGCACTGTCGCTGCCTTTGGCTTTCATAAAGCGGTTGGTGCGCAGTTTGGCGAACATTTCACGTTTAATCCGACCTTTCTTGCTCCGCACCGGCTGGCGCTTTCGTGCCGCATACGGGGTGCCGTCGGGTGCCTGCTGGCGCTTGATACGCTGTTGCTGACTGGTACGCAGCTTTTTCGCAATCTCAGCCGCCATTTGCCGACGCGCCGCCGGTGACAGGCTGGCAATCAGACCGGCAAGGCGTTCCTGCAGCGCGGTTAACTCACTCATCCCACTTACTCACCAGTTCGCCGTTAACGTACAGCTCGACCGGGCGCGTCACCGGCTCAGGCAGCGGTGGCTCAGGGGCATAGCTGACATGCAGCGCGCCGTCGACCTCTTTGACGAGCGTGCGCTCGGTGAGCTTCAGGCTGATACTGATATCGAGCGAATCGTCGTTATTGATATCAATAATCCAGGTGAATCCTTTTTCCCGCCCGTCGTCGGTGGTCATAATGTCCGGCTGATGTTCACGCAGCCACGCCTGCACCGGCACGAATATCAAATCGAGGTCGCCGGTGAAGTCGGTCACCACCACGTTAAGCACGTACACCTTTTCAAACGACAGCGAGCTCGCCAGTCGGGAATCGGTATGGCCGTTGTCGGCAAACAGGCGCAGCATATCGGGGTTGTTTCGGAGCTGCGGCACGGCATTAATCAGCGCTTTGCGCAGGCTTTTGTGCTTCTGCATCGAGTTCATCCTGACAGTGTTTGACGGTTTTAACCTGCAGCGCGCAGGCGGTAAGCGCGCCCTCAAGGCGGCGGATATCCGCGCTCAGGTCGCCATTGGTTTTCGGGTCACTTCCCGGCATCGGGCAAAGGCTCACCCTCGGGCATCCGCTGACCACAATCACCGGCGCTGGCGCAGGCGGTGCGGGTGTGCAGCCGACGCACAACGTCAGGCAGAGCAGCGTTATACCAGCGGCGAAAGGCTTCATTTTCATTAAGTAACCTCGTTATCGTCTGCTCACGGCGGCTGGCTTCTGCGCTTGCCTTTGCGAGCTGTTCGCGCAGTGCCACCTGCGCGGATTCATTACGTCGGGCGAGCTGACCGGCAACGCTGAGCTGATTTTTCAGCATGCCAATCGTCGTCTTTTGTTCGCTCGCGACATGGTTCGCCGTCTCAAAGGAGCGGGATAAATTGCCGTTCTCATGGCGCAACCACAGCAGACCGAGCACAGCCAGTACCAGCGCAGAGGCCAGAAACATCACAATGAATCTGGACACAGGCCAGCCCCCTCAATGCGCTGGCGGTAAGTCTCGCGAACGGCCTTAAAGGTCAGAACACAAAGCAGGTAGAGCAGCGCCGTTAGGATCCAGCCAGCCCCAAGTAAACATCCCGTGGTAACAGAGAAAATAATGAGAGACCATGCCCGACGCCCCTGAGAGGGCTTACGGCAAAAGACGGCGCGAAATACTTTCATCAGGTCTGGATTGACGGGAATATTTTTGCCCGTATTTCGCAGCCAGTGCTCATAAGCGACCACACCGGCGACGCTCGCCGTAATGCAGATGAAACTGCCAAACAGCGCCCACGCGGCAACAAAGTTGACGGCGGCGCTTTGCGGCGATGCCAGCCCCCAAAGCAGCACCAGTGCCAGCAGGGCATCGAACATCAGGGAACGTAAATATTTTTTCATTGGGTTACTCCTTTCATGCAATACGCCAGTTCCCGCGCGCGGCGGTTTTCCAGCCCTTTGTTTTTAGTGCCATTGACATACACCCAGCGGGTAAGCTGGTCGCATGCCTGCCACCACTGATGACGCTTGATGTAAGAAACCAGCGTAGAGCGGCAGGCCGCGCCGGTGCCTACGTTAAAAGAGAAACTGACCAGCGCGTCGTAAACCGGCTGCGGCATAGTGACCGGCACGCAAACCGCGAGACGGCGCTCGGTGTTCAGCACGTCGGCGACCAGATTTGCCGCCGCTTGGCGCTCGGTGATATCGCGTTTCGGTACCACCCCGGCAGTGTGGCCGATGCCTGACGTCCACACGCCCGCGCTGCACTGGTATGGTGTCAGGCGACACCCTTCAAGGTCGGCAATCAGCGCCAGACCATCAGGCGAGGTATTCAGCAGACGAAAATCAGGCATCAGTGCCGCCAGCGCCAGCACTGCGGCCACACTGCAACGTTTAACGATTGAGCTCACGGGTCACCCCTTTGTCGATTCCCATTTCGGTCAGGTAACGAAAGGTTTTGCGCCGGTACCAGAAATTCACCGCCGCCGTAAAAATGGCGCACAGACTACCCACATACAGCGCCAGTTTTTCGGGTGACATTGCCCCGAAATACGCCAGACCCACGGCTAGCCAGTAGGCGATAAACGTGGTGATTTTTTCCATACTCAGTCCCATAGGTTCAGGGTCTCCGCCGTAGGTGAGGTTTCAACGTCGGGCAGGTCAATCGCCGTGCCATGCGGCAGAATGACGCCCAGCTCAGACAGACCGGGATTAGCCTGCAGCACCGTCTCGACCACGTTCTCAGTGCGCCCGTAATACCGGGCGCAAAGCGCGTCGAGGGTGTCGCCCTGCATCGCGTAGACTTTCATCAGAGCTGACCCACGATGCAGCGCGGCTTATCCTGCAGGCGCGAGACCGACCAGCGCATATCCCGCCACAGGTCATCAATGGTGGTTTCGACGCTGTCGGCTTTTTTGTCACCCTTGCCGGTGGCCTCAACCCCGCGATAACGCTCATACAGGGTGGCGGTCGCCATCGCCGTCACGGCGCTGAGGTAGTGGAAAATGCGCACATTCTCGCCGTCGATTTCCTCGGCGTCAGGCACGTCGGCCAGTTGCTTAAACCCTGCGGCAATCTGGCGCAGCCGGTAGTCGTAAAGCTCCGCATTGGTTTCCGCCATGCCGGTCTTGATGGCGTTGCGCAGGCGCGCATCGGAAACCGTCTGCTCAAGGCGCATCAACTCGCGCACCCGCTTCGGATCCACGTCAGGGAAAAAGAACGTGTTTTTAATCACTGCGTCGCCCGTCTCCGGTGCGGGAATCACCACGCCCGGTACGTCCTGCGGTTCGTCGGGCTGATTCAGTATTACTGTCGTCATGACAACCTCATTAGGTTGGGCGGTGGACGCCGGTCGCCGTCAGGGTCAAAACCCGCTTTGACCGGCGTGCCGCCCGGCTCGGGGAGCGTTCAGTTAACCGGCGGTTTTTACCGCCTTTGGTGGACGCCCGCGCTTTGCCGCCGGTTTGGTGGCAGGTTTGCGCGTGCGCGGTTTAGTCGTTTTACGGGGTGCTGCCTCTGGCTTTGGCTTCAATGCGCGCTCCAGTCGCTCAATCTCTTTGCGCACACCGGCATTGCGGTCGAGCTGCATCGCGCGCTGAAACTGCGCCAGCGCGTCGGCGTTCTGACCGGCATCACGCAGGGTCAGGCCAGTCACCTTATGCAGACGGGCGCGCACCATATCGGGAACGTCAGCGCCGTCGGTCAGGCTGAGGGTGGTCAGCAGTAATGCGAGGTCGACAGGCTCACCGGCATCGCGCAGGCGCTGTGCGGCAAGTGCCACCTCCTCAACCAGCATGTAAGGTGTCGTGCGGCGATGGTCAGAGGTGAGGCCGTATTTCAGTGCGTAGGGTGCAATTTCCAGCGCGCCAGCTATATCACCGGCATCGAGACGCCACAGCATGACGGTCATGACAATGTCATCCTGCGCACCACGGCCATCAGCCAGCACACCGGCGACCCACGGCGCATAGAACGGCAGCAGCTCGCGCTTTTTCTCGGCTTTACGCTCATTTGAACGGATGTTTTTTAACGTGCGGCGGTCTTCGGCCAGCTTTACCAGCATCTGCTCATAGGCGGTTGCATGGCGCAGCGGGGCTTGCTCCCGCTGCGCGGCTTGAGAGGCCGAGACCCGCATCATGTGACGCTGTGCGGGGCTCGTCATGGTTTAGGCTCCGCTTTCCGGTGCTGCTGGCGCGGTGAAATCGCCCAGGGTGATATTTTCCAGCAGGCACCCGGCGGCATACGCCTCGACCACATAGTCGATGTTCATCGACTCGTAGTTTTCCACGCGGTCTTTTTTCGGGTTCTCATCAATGCTGCGGCGGTGACTCTCATCCATGAAGTAGATAGAGAGGTTTTCCAGCGTGGTCACGAATACCGCATTCGCAGGGAAGTACGGCACGCGAACGGCTGGCAGGTTGCCGATGCGCTTCTGGCTGATGATGATATCCGCCGCCAGCGACTCGGTATTTTCCTGCTGTTTGTTGACCAGCGGGAAATATTTGTCGGCCAGCAGCTTACGGCCAACGATGGCAACGAGTTTCGGGTCATCCTGATAAATCTCGTCAATCAGGGTGTTGGTACCGTCCATCACCAGCGCGTCGAGGTTCTCATAGTCGCCGTTTTTGCCAACGCGAATCACGTCAGAAATAACGGTACCGTCCTCAGCGGTGATTTTGCTCATCACGCGCGCCGGGGCTTCGTTGCGGTACTTCTGCAGCCAGCCGACGGCCACATCCTGCAGCATCGGGTTTTTGCTGCGGTCTGAGGTATCAGCGCGGGTGGTACCGTTGAACCCGGCCATAATGAAATCCAGCGCCTGACGCTGGACAATGGCGTCGCGGATGCGGCGCTGGAAGTCCTGAAAACGCGCCCACAGGTCGAGGCGTTTATAGGTCAGGTGGAAGTCAAAGTTAATCTGATTGCACTCGTACTTGTTGGACTCAAGCGCAGTGAAATCGGCGGTCTGGCGCTCTTTGTCGCCCGAGGTGTCGGTCGTGCTGGCGATGGTGCCGGTCACACCGACGCCGATTTTCTCGCCCTTCATTTCTGCGACCGGCAGAATGTTAATCATCTGCAAAAATGCGGATGACGCTTGCACGGTGTTCATCAGCGTTTGCGTGACGGACGGCTCGACGGTGAATTTTTTGCTGACGTCATCAACGCTGATGCCGTTCAGTTTGGCGAGCTGGGTCAGATAGGCATTGAACTTAAAACGGGTTTCCTGACGCATAGTATTTCCTGTTTGAATTAATCGGTTAGTCACAGCATCGGGCGGGGTTGCCGCCCTGTTTCGGTCTGCGCTTTATCAGCAGTCGGTCAGCAGCTCATCGCCGCCACCGCCGCTGGCTTTTGTGCGTCGCGGCTGGCTGAAACTTTCGGTTTTGTCGAGGGTGGTTTTCAGGGCGGAAAATGCCTGGCTGGTTTCTTCAACCTTGCCGGTCAGTTCCTGTTTGAAAGTGGCAAACGCGGTTTCCATATCGGAAAGGCGTTTATCCTGCGCGGTCAGATTTGTCTGCACATGCTCGCTGACGGTGGTCACCGCTTCATGCACATCATTCAGGCGCGCATCGTCGCTGACCTGCTTACGGCTGAAAATGGCTTTCACCTTATCGGCCAGGCTGTTGAGCACCGTGTCGGGAACGTCTTCAAATTCCAGCTCGGCCAGCGTGGCAGCGGAAAAGACGTTTTCAGGGTTGGCCTTAAAGCGCTGCAAAGGGTTGTGCTTCGCGTTGCGGCAGAATTCGAGGTATTCAGTGCCGAGGCTCGCCGGGTCATCGGTGACCGCAAGGCCGACGAGGTAGCATTTGCCGGTATTGGCAAAATTCGGCTGAATTTCCATTGAGGTGTAGACCTTCTGCGCGGCTTTATTCATCGCGATAAGGTCATCGGTCGGGGTGATTTTAGCGAACAACGCCCATTTGCCGTTAAGCGCAGAATCGTCGTCAATCTTCTCGGCTTTCAGTTCGACCACATCGCCATAACGCTTGAATACGCCATCGGGCAGCAGGCCGCGCAGGTGTTCAAGGTTGATACGGCAACCGTAGACGCGCGGGTCGTAGGTTTCGGCCATTTCCTGAATATCGCTGGCGCTGATAATGCGCCCGTCGCAGGTATCACCCTCGACGCCGATGCGAAAGAACTTTGAGACTTTTTTTGCCATTGTCAGGAGTCCTGAGGTTGGAGTTACTGGTCACCGCCAGTTTCCAGACTCAGGACACACCAGACCACCAATGACGACTGGACAACCGCCCACACAACAGCACCTTAGCGAATCACTGACGGCCATTAAGTAGCCTTGCCCTGAATCCACTACGGCGAGGCATCAATGACCATTTCCACCGATACAACCTTGTTGCATGACCCGCGACGGCAGGCATCGCTGCTTTACTGGCAGGGTTTTTCCGTGCCACAGATTGCCGAAATGCTGCAGGTTAAGCGCCCGACCGTGCAGAGCTGGAAGCAGCGCGACGGCTGGGACGGCATCGCACCGATTTCCCGCGTCGAAAGCAGCCTTGAGGCCAGGCTGATTCAGCTCATCGCCAAGCCGCAAAAGTCAGGCGGCGACTTCAAAGAGATTGACCTGCTCGGGCGACAGATTGAGCGACTGGCGCGCGTTAACCGCTACAGCCAAACCGGCAACGAGGTCGACCTTAACCCCAATGTCGCCAACCGTAACAAGGGTGAGCGTAAGAAGCCGAAAAAGAACTTTTTCAGCGACGAGGCTATCGGGAAACTGGAGGAACTATTTTTCGACCAGTCTTTCGAGTACCAGTTGCAGTGGTACCGCGCAGGGCTGGCGCACCGTATTCGCGACATTCTCAAATCCCGCCAGATTGGCGCGACGTTCTATTTCTCCCGCGAGGCGCTGCTGCGCGCACTCAAGACCGGCCACAACCAGATATTTCTGTCGGCCAGTAAAACTCAGGCTTACGTGTTCCGCGAGTACATCATCCAGTTTGCGCGGCTGGTCGACGTCGACCTGACCGGCGACCCGATTGTCATCGGCAACAACGGCGCAAAGCTGATTTTTCTCGGTACCAATTCCAACACCGCGCAGAGCCATAACGGCGACCTGTATGTCGATGAAATATTCTGGATCCCGAATTTTCAGAAGCTGCGCAAAGTCGCGTCGGGCATGGCCTCGCAGAAGCACCTGCGCTCAACCTACTTTTCGACACCTTCCACGCTGGCGCACGGCGCTTACCCCTTCTGGTCTGGCGAGCTGTTCAACAAGGGGCGGAGCCGGATTGCCGACCGCATCGAAATCGACATCAGTCACAGCGCGCTCGCCGGTGGCCAGCTCTGCGACGATGGCCAGTGGCGGCAGATTGTCACCATTGAGGATGCCCTTGCCGGTGGCTGCACCCTGTTCGACCTCGACCAGCTCAAACGCGAAAACAGTGATGAGGACTTTAATAACCTGTTTATGTGCGAGTTTGTCGACGATAAAGCGTCGGTATTCCCGTTCGAGGAGCTGCAGCGCTGCATGGTCGACGTGATGGAAGAATGGGAGGACTTCGCCCCGTTCGCCGACCATCCGTTCGGCTCGCGTCCTGTCTGGATTGGCTACGACCCGTCACACACCGGCGACAGCGCCGGGTGCGTCGTGCTCGCGCCGCCGGTGGTCTCGGGTGGCAAGTTCCGCATGCTGGAGCGCCACCAGTGGAAAGGCATGGACTTTGCCGCGCAGGCCGAGGGCATCCGCAAACTGACCGAGAAATACAACGTCGAATACATCGGCATTGACGCAACCGGCCTCGGTCTCGGCGTGTTCCAGTTGGTGCGCTCATTCTACCCGGCGGCACGCGGCATCCGTTACACGCCTGAGATGAAAACCGCGATGGTGCTCAAGGCAAAAGACACCATTCGCCGTGGCTGTCTGGAGTACGACGCCGGGGCGACCGACGTCACGCAGTCGTTTATGTCCATCCGCAAAACCATGACCAGTAGCGGGCGCAGCGCTACCTACGAGGCCAGCCGCACCGAGGAAGCCAGTCACGCCGATATCGCATGGGCGACCATGCACGCCCTGTTAAACGAACCACTTTCCGCCGGTAGCGGCATGCAGCCTAAATCCATTCTGGAGTTTAATTAATGAAAAATAACGTTTTCTCACAAAGCCAGATTCAGGCAATGGCCGATATTCTGCACAATGACAGCTTTGACTATCAGGCAACATGGTTGCGTGTCGGGAAACTCAATATCGACCGCATCATCACCAAATCGCGCCAGATTGGCGCAACGCAGCTCTTTAGTCGCGAGGCGCTGCTCGATGCGCTGACAACGGGCGATAATCAGGTCTGGTTTGCTCACACCGTTGAGCATGCGCGCGTGGCGCTGATGTACATGAACAACCTTTCGGCGCGCGTCGGCGTCCGCCTGACGAGTAACGGCCACAGCCTGCAGCTCGACGGCGGGGCGGTTATCAGCTTTGTCGGCGAGGAATCCCATTGCGCCGCGCTGGCTGGTAACGTCTACCTTGATGAGTTCGGATGGTTCAATAACCCGCTAAGAGCGGCAAAAGTCGCAGCGGCTATCGCCTGCCATAAACGCCACAGCCTGACGATGTTCACCACACCATCAGACAGCTACGCAGCATTCAGGGTATGGAACGGCACAACTCGCAAGCGCCGACCGTCACCGCGAATCAATACCGGCGACAGCGTATTTTGCACTGATGGTGTCTGGCGTCAGTCGGTCACTCTGGATGCAGCATGTCAGCGCGGGTGCAATCTCTTTGCGCCTGAGGAAATTAAACGTGAATACAGCGACGATGATTATCGTCTACTGTTTGGCTGCGACTGGTCTTTCGCTGTTGCAGCGGGTGAGGTGGCAGCATGAGCAAGCGCAAGCCACGCAAAACAGTCACCACGACCGCCAGCGCCCCACAAAAAATGGAGGCGTTCACCTTCGGCGAGCCGGTGCCGGTACTCGATAAGCGCGACATTCTGGATTACGTCGAGTGCATCAGTAACGGCAAGTGGTACGAGCCGCCGGTCAGCTTCTCCGGGCTGGCAAAGAGCCTGCGCTCTGCTGTACATCACAGTTCACCGATTTACGTTAAGCGCAACGTGCTCGCGAGCACCTACATTCCGCACCCGTTGCTGTCCCGTCAGGATTTCAGCCGCTTTGCGCTCGACTATCTGGTATTCGGCAACGCCTTTCTTGAGCAGCGCCACAGCGTCACTGGCCAGTTAATCAAGCTGCTGGCCTCACCGGCCAAATACACCCGGCGCGGGGTCGACGATTCTATATTCTGGTTTGTGGAAAACTTCACGCTGCCGCATGAGTTCGCGCCTGATACCGTGTTTCACCTGCTGGAGCCCGATATTAATCAGGAGATTTACGGCCTGCCCGAATATCTCAGCGCGCTTAATTCTGCCTGGCTGAATGAATCCGCGACGCTGTTCCGCCGCAAGTATTACCAGAACGGCGCGCATGCGGGTTACATCATGTATGTGACCGACCCGGCGCAGAGCGCGACCGACGTCGAATCGCTGCGCGAGGCGATGCGAAACTCGAAAGGGCTCGGCAACTTTAAGAACCTGTTTTTCTACGCTCCCGGCGGAAAACCGGACGGCATCAAAATCGTGCCCCTGAGCGAGGTCGCCACAAAGGATGACTTTTTCAACATTAAGAAAGCCAGCGCCGCCGACCTGATGGACGCGCACCGCGTGCCGTTCCAGCTTATGGGTGGTAAGCCCGAGAATATCGGCTCACTTGGTGACGTTGAGAAGGTGGCAAAGGTATTTGTGCGTAACGAGCTGTCGCCTCTACAGGACAGATTCAGGGAAGTAAACGACTGGCTCGGCATGGAGGTCATCAGGTTCAAAGAGTACACCCTCGACAACCCGGAATAATCCCCCTCAAGCCGCCAGCATGGCGGCTTTTTCATACCCCGAAACCATCACGCCTCAGACGCGCCACGCGCGCACGACCACGCCAGACCACCAACGAGCCGACAGCAACCACGACAGCGCCATCACGACGCGCTCAGACGATAATTTTTATTATTACGCACCACCGCTGGCGCGCAATGCTTTCCCCGCCACGCCTGCCCGCTTTATGGGTCGGTTTTAATGCAGTTGCATGACCACTCTGGATCCGCGCCAGCACTGACGGCGCACGGCCAGAACTGGCAACCACGACGCATGCAAAACCATGCACCTGTTGCATGCACGGCTAAAAAACGGGGAAATCGCGAGAAAAAGGCACAATAAAACCGGCTTTATTAGTGCCGGTTGTGGGCGGTCTCTACGGGGCAGGCTAACGCCTCGCGGGGCTCGTTGTTCAACCCCGCCAGCACTGAAAGCAAGTTTCAGTACCGGCGGCGTTTGCTCGGGTCAGATAGGTCACCTCCCGTCAAAGCGACCATACCCCTTCACCATGCACTTATTGTTTATAAAAACAGCCGTGGTTTTCAGCTCTGTTGCTATCCGCTCCTCACAGTCTTTGCGGTCTTGTTCACCTGCCCAACCAAGAAGCAGAAAGAAAAGCCACAGCCCAGCAATCCACCCAACAATCACACAGATTTTTCTCACAATTACCCCCATTCAGATATACCAGTAAACCCCGGCCACTCATCAGCGACCGGATATGTGAATCTCTTCCCGTCGTATGTCACGGTCGCACCACGCGCCAGCGCCTCAAGCTCCCAGCGCTTCGGGGTGATGCCATGCTGCGCAAGGTCAAAGCGGATACGCGGTATTTGCGCGCGTTCGGATTTAGTCAGCCTGCCTGATGGGGCAACGTCATGCGGTTTTAATGGCTCTCCGCTTCTTTGCTGGCGATTTTGCTGCCGCGCGTCGTGTTTTAGTGCGCCCTTGAGCGCCGTCACGACTTCGGGGTCATCCCATGCGATAGCCCCGTCATCAACAAGATTTAACACCGCTGCGGCATGCTCAGACGGTGTAGTGGTCATAACCGGAACGTCACCGCCGGTGAGCTTTCCACAGTTATTGACAGGACTCCGAGGCGCGGCGATGCCGCTTTTTAAGGTCAAAGGCTCAACGGCCAAAACCTTTGGAACGATGCGCCATTCTGATGACCGGGTAATGTGAACGTGACGCGCGCCGAGGTGAGGCGCGTAAATACCGACCACCCTCTCGATATCTTCCTCGTAGTCATTAACCTCATCACTGACGCTACGGGCGACCCTGACGGTCTGGCCGTCGCGCGGGACATTTGCGCCGCCCTGAGCGGTGATATACAGGTCGAAATCACCGCCATCAGCCGCGGCGCGTGTTGCTTCGACACGCTCGTCAAACTCATCAGCAATACTTACCCCGCTAGGCAGCTTGCGCAGCTCACGGTAAGCCCCCATCGTCGGCAGGCCAATCGGCTTAAACTGAGGTATTCGCCACGTTGACGCCCATGCAGTAACAGCGGCGGCGGTATCTTTGAGCGGCTTGCCGGTATCTTTATCGAGCTCGCCATCAAGTGCGTAACCGTCGATATTTTTGGCGATGTATTTCGCGATGTACCCGGCCGCACCGCCTTTGTTCAGGTGTTTAGCCTGAAAGCGGTTGCGAGCTGCACCGCGCTCGTCGCCATCCTCTTTGAGAGCATAACGACTCATAATTTCGGTGATTTCTTTGCGCTGCTGGCGCTTGCAAAACAACATCATGTGCCAGTGCGGCGTCCCGTCGTGGTGCGGTTCGACAACACGCATACCGTAGACCTGCAAATCATTATCTTTGAAAGCGGTACGCATCAGGCTCCAGATACGGCAAAGGTAACGCTGTGCATCCTTCGGGGTGTAAGCCTCACCATTCCAGCCATGATTGAGCTGTACAGTCTTATCTTTACCCTTTCCGACCTGACGTGTCGGGTGATACTTCGACGGTGCAGTCAGCGTGATAAACATACCGACATCACCCTCAGCAGCGGCATAACGCTCAATCCCCGCGATGGTGTTCATCAGCTCCATGCGGCGAATTTCAGGATTGGAAATACTTCCCATCACTTTGCTGATAAGGTCGATACGTTCGCCGGTAACTTTGTTTTCCAGCTCGCAGGATTTCAGGTATTCAAGATTTGCCAGACGGCGTGCATGTACATCACGGACGGCATTTTTACTGGCATACGGCGAGCGGTCTTTATTCACCTCGCCTGCAGCAATCAGCAGCGCTTCATGCCAGCGCATGCGCTGCGCCTTGAGCTGGTTAGTCCACCATTCATCGTTAATCAGGCGAGCTACGGCGGAAAATGCCTGTCGGATTGTCATCTGGCCTTTGCGGTATTTCTTCCAGAAAAGCGGGGCAACATTAAAAGCCCGAGCTGCGCCAGCAACATGACCGTACAGGTGAGCCTGAGCCTCATCAGTAAAAAGCGACTCTTTGCCACCGTGCGCCTCAGCCCATGCGTCGCTTAACTCCTCGTACATGATGAAAAGCTGCGAGGCGATACGAGACGCAAATTTTTTCAGCTCTTTATCGTTCATCCCCGGCAGGCGCGCGTAATTCTCACTTTCAGCAAGAAACAGCAGCGACGCCTCCCTATTCATTTCGTTACGCTGATTAACCCGCTCAATGCGCGGCCACAACCGGCGCAGAAATGTCGACTTGAGGAAATACAGCCCATGCACAGGGCTTTTGTTACGCCTGATATATTCATAACGCGAGGCAAACAGAGAACTTAAAAAGTAAGGCAGGCGGTCAATTTTGGATAAAACGCCTTGCACCTGACGCAGCTCGTCACGTGTAAGGGGTCTCTCGCGCCCAATAGCCTCACGCGGCGCGTTCCATGAGTAAACACCGGCAAACTCTTTGCCGGTGCCTTTTGCAAATGGTGGTGGCGGTGTAGGGGCAGAACGCCCCCGAATATCAACGGCCATTTGTGTCAAAAGCCCGTAAACACTGCTTACCTAGCAGTTCAACCTGAGTGCTCAACGCTTCAAAAGAGACAGCGCTGCCGCTCAAAATATCGTGATGAATCAGACCGGAAACGAGCTGGTTTAATTTGGGGTAATAGCCGACAACATCCAGCCACTCTTTACCGGCATTCTTCCCTGTTTCGGCGGTCTTTTTCTCCTGCAAAATGAACTGAAAACGGTCACTTGTGACGACATAGCGCTCACCAATCTCGATACGAATGCTCATGCCTGCCCCCGAAAGTGTTTAGCTTTTGACTCAAGCGCTGACTGACAGTAGACACAGCGTGTCGCCGACGGATATGCCGCACGGCGGTCGGCAGGGATTGGTGCGTCACATTCTTCGCAAACCAATGCAGCAGCGCCGCACGGTTTCACCCGAGCGGCGTTAATCTGGCGAGTCAGTGATTCCGTCTGTCGCTCCTGAATGTGATCCATATAATCCGGCATTGATTTAGCTCCTCTCTCTGTTCAGTTTTTTAAACTCACCGGCGCAGTAACCGGTTAGCTCGATAGTTAATTTTGATAATTCATCTACGGTGGTGATTTGCTTATGAAAAACGGCGCGTTTCACAAGCAAATTGACCACATCCGTCAGGAGGTTTAATTCACTCGAATAAATAGCGATTGTTGATTCCGTCATCGCTCCGGTTTCTTTATCGCGCTTAATGTCAGCAAGCGATAATTCACCGTTTTTCATAACCGCAATCTTTAGCCAGTTATTAAGTAATACGGATTGCATCAGAGACATTAAATAGACTCCCCACGAGAAAGGCCGATATTATGAAACTTGATGGATTCCTGACTGAGTAACTCGACTATCTCCACACGCGATAACTCAGCGCCAGCTATATGACGGATTAAACTATCCAGATGAGAGGAAAAGCGCGTCGCCGCATCTGCCTGCGCTTCGGCTCGCGCCTGTTGCAGCATTAATGAGAAGTTACTGCGCTGCTTTCCTGTTACTGTATGCATGACTTTCTCCAGACAAAAAGAAGCCCCGCACAATTAAGTGCGTAAAAAACTGCGGTTGTTTATTTAATGCAGATATTGCTCAGGCTTTACCGAGGTTAATATTGTTGGTGCATACTCAAATAAATTAAAAAGCTCCCGCAAGGCACGAAATAAAGCATCACGCCAATAACAGGAATCTTCATTAATACGCCAGTAAGGCTGATTAAATTCTTTTTCAGTTAATCCGGCATGCATAAACAAAGTGCGGCGCTGGCTGACCGTCAAAAAACTAATATACGCATACTCGCTCGCGCCAACCTGTCGACGTCTGCAAAATGCAGCACGCAACTCATCAATAGCGCAAACTAATCGCTCACGGTCTACATCGTTCATTTCTTCAAAACGCATCGTCGCGTGACGCTGCTTTAACTGAGCATGAAAACAAACGGTCAGGCGCTCACGTTCCATCATCTGATTGTAAAAATCGCAACTATCCTGCCAGCGAGGCGCGGCCAGATATTTACCAATCAGACCGCGCAGAGCTGCAGGCTGTTTCTCCACGATACCAAGTGTCATCACAGGCATTTCCAGAACCTCCGGGATTTCAGAAAAGCAAAAACGGCGCTAATAACGCTCTGTTTTTTGGTGCGGATGATGATGCCCTTGCGCCCTCTGCCGTGGGTAATAGTGAAATCCATCGCCCTCGGACTCTCGTTACGCAATAACTGAGCAATGCAACGAGGCTCATTCATAATCAAAGCCCCATCCAAAGCAGCCACGCGTCACGCTGTTCTACCGGTCGGTTGTAGAACGCCTCACGAACTGCGCGATTAAATTCCGGGATGAAAACCCACTTTTCACCGGCGCGAGCATTCGGCTTACTTGGATCCCGAAGCTCGATAACTGGCAATTTATTCTCTTTGACCATCTTGGTAACTGCCGATTCTGGCTTACCAAGCAACTCGGCAAACTTCACCGTATGCACCGCGTCAAGCGGGTACTGAATCACATAATCATTGGCTTCCATTGGTTAGCCCCTTTTTGCTTTCGTGTTACCCTTGTTAGATCCAGTCCCTTCTAAGTCGCCCCTGTCCTTTTGGGGACTGGTTTACGCGCCTTAAAAGGTTCTCATCTGCACACCTTTTGAGGGAATATAGTCTGCAATTGGGAATCATGTCAAATGAAAATGTCTCAGAAGCTCCGCGCAATTAGAAAGGCGGAAGGGCTTACTCAAGCAAAGTTTTGCGAGCTAACAGGGTTGGCAATAAGCACTCTAAAAAACTATGAAGGTGAACATCGAGAACCGGGGATCCAAATCGTTACGCAGATAGTGAATACGCCGTTATTCAAAAAATATACGCTCTGGATAATGACCGATGAGACAGCCCCGCAAGCTGGTCAGATAGCACCGGCTTTCGCACACATTGGGCAAGAATCAACAGAATCAGACCACTCCGAGAAACAGACTGGTTAACACTCTACAAACATTACATTTTCACCATTTGTTACCAAGATGGTGAGTACAGCGCCGGAGGGCTTTCTTATGCCAATTAAGAAGCTCGATGATGGTCGCTATGAAGTGGACATTAGACCTCGCGGCCGCGACGGAAAACGCATCCGCAGGAAGTTTGAAAGAAAAGCTGAGGCTGTAGCATTTGAGCGGTACACAATCGCCAACGCCAGCCAGAAAGAATGGGCAGGCCAGCGAACAGACCGCCGCACCCTGTCAGAACTATTAGAGGCATGGTGGAAGTATCACGGCCAGAATCACGAACACGGAGAAAAAGAGCGAGGGCATTTGCGCAAAACCATCAGCGGATTGGGTGATATGCCGGTCAGCAGATTGAATAAAAAAAGTCTTATGGATTACCGCTCTGTTCGTCTACGCGATGGCATCAGCGCAGCGACGATAAATCGTGACATGTACCGTTTATCGGGCATGTTCACCAAGCTAATCCAGTTGGATGAGTATTCCGGGCAACATCCGATTCATGGACTGCCGCCGCTGGCGGAGGCCAACCCGGAAATGACATTTCTGGATAAGTCAGAAATTGAGAAGCTGTTAAGCGTTTTGGTTGGTGATGACTTGCTGGTCGCGCTTTTGTGCCTGAGCACTGGCGGAAGATGGACGGAAGTTGCCACGCTGAAACCAGCGCAGATAACAAGCTGCAGGGTTACCTTTTTGAAAACAAAAAACGGCAAAAAGCGAACTGTGCCGATTTCCGAGGAACTGGAGAAGAAAGTTAAAGAGGAGGCCAGCGCTAAATTGTTCAAGGTTGACTATGAGAAGTTTTGCGGGATTTTACGCAGAGTGAAACCTGATATTCCACCCAATCAGGCAACACACATCCTGCGCCATACCTTCGCAAGCCATTTCATGATGAACGGGGGCAATATTATTGCGCTGCAGCAGATTCTCGGGCACGCGAGCATTCAGCAGACGATGGCCTATGCGCACCTTGCGCCTGATTACCTGCAAAACGCAGTAGCGTTAAACCCATTAAAGGGAGGTTTAACGGTTTGATAATTAATCAGGCAGCATAGTTCGTTTGCTATCGACCAGGACGATAAGCGCATCTTGCGATGTAACGTCGTCCTGATAGACGTCAAAGCTTAATCCGTCGGCCTGCGCTTTCCCGACAGGCCTGAACTTAAGCGACCAGTTGTAACCACAGAGGATGGTCATAACACCTTTAAAAAGCGGGATGACCAGTTTAATGCGTTTACGCAAAGGGAGTTTTGAAGAAATGACGAACAGTTCCAT